ACATTTGGAACTCTGTCATTCCAGCCCCCAGTTTCGTTGGTGGAAGCAGAGAGGCCGTCAATAATAGCCTGGCGCTGCGCATCGAAGGTTGCACCGGCTGTCTCCCAAGTGTCGTTCGTGAGCGTGAGCGTGAGCGTCTTGCCACCCGAGACTATGTTCGCCTCGGTGGCTGTGTCTATCGTTCCGCCGACAGAGCACGAAGCATTCGGTGAAAGCGCGGTAATTGTGAACGTGCTGGCGGCCACCAACGCAGCTGTTGATATGACAAGCGCCGTGGCAGGAATCGTCAGCGTGACCACTTCATCTGTAACGACAGCATAATTGGGTGCTGCTGGCAGAGTGACCGTGACCACTGTGTCACTGGTTCGTACGACATCAGTTACTGAGAGCTCAGTGTCTCGGAGCTCCGCGTTCCACCCGTTGGTCTGGTTTGTTGCGGCGTCGAGCCCAGCGATGATACCTGCACGCTCTGCGTTGAACGAAGCACCAGCTGCCACCCACAACTCATTGGTCAGCGTAATTATGATCGTCTCGGTGCCGTTGATGATCTCGCTCTCGTCTGCAGACGTGATCGTGCCTGAGAGTTCCGCGGTTATAACCGGGTCGATCGCAGTCACATCGAAGTCGTAGAAACCGAAGTAGCGGCCCTCGTGGAAATTTCCTACCATCTTGGCCGGTACAAACGATGCCCATTCTTTTCGCTCTATGTGTTTCTCAGTCGCAACCTTCACGCCGTTTACGCTGATCTCCACGAGCCCGTCGGGCGATGCGTAATACACTCTGTCACTATCTGTAGCGATGGACTCTTTGACGAGGCAGGACTGATTGATTTTGATTGGCCGCAGGTTCGCATTACGCGGGTGCGACGCAGTCAGTACGTACGGATGCCCCTCTGTGAGCACTGCGAGCGAGTTACCGAACGCAGCCAGCCCCACAATGTTGTGCCCAATGGCCTGGTCGTACTCAGCCGGCCAAGCATGAGGAAAATAAGGCTCGCAAAAGTATATGTTCTTGCCCGCAAAACCAACGAGCATACCGTTGGGCATCTCCGTTATCCCGACCATATTGGTCGGCGGTGGATCCCAAGTCGTAGATGTGATCACCTCCCCTAGATCTGCAGACAAAGTTGAATCGCGTGCAGTTCGCGCTACCAAAAATTCTTTGACAAACTGAAACTCTGTACCCGCTTCAGTTGAGTTCGTACGATACAAACGCATCTTGACGATGTCAAACCCAATCGTCGGCGGAAGTGCCATGGCACTTACCAGCACTTCCTGCCCATCGAGCACAGCCGTGACTGCCGAAACAGCAGACGGTGGGCCCTCTTCGCCAAGGTTCGAAACGTACGTGTACACGTATTGCCTGTCTTCAAGTTCACTGGCCGCTGAAGCAGTCCGGTCAACATCATAGAAGAAGCTGCCACCAAACTGGAAGCGGGAGTCGCCTTCTACGCTGCTCGGAGTTACGCGCCCATCATATACACGCTGGAAGCTGAAACTGCCTTCTTCAATCAGTACTTCCGGATCCCAGTTCTGCTCAAAGAGATCCGTTGTCAAATTTATTCCGAGGCCGAAACCGGTGGCAATCGACGTTACCGTGATCACGTCGCCAACTATAAGCTGGTGACCGATGATCTGTACTTCCGCACCAACCGGTATGACCCAGCCTATGAAGTCGGCTTTCTTGGTCGAGCCTTGCTCGTCCATGGGATACCAATTGCTTATGCTCGACTTGTCAGACTGCGCAGTTCTGGCAAACACACCCGGCTCCGACACAGATTCCAGTGACACTCTGTTTGCATTGATGACAGACGCTACGCGGAATGAAGTGCCAATATTGATATCGAGCTCGATCGTACCCGTAGCGGAAGCGTTCAGGCGCCATGTCTGGTTGTCAGTACCGGTGCCGGGGTGAACTGTGAAGTCAACGAAGTCGATTATGATCGCGTCGCTGAACGTCTCCGGGCTATTAACGAAGCGCTGCTGATCATCCAGATCTTCCGCTATACCGAAGGTTGTAATCGTGGGGGCGACAGTTGGCTGGGGAACGCCCATGTATACCCAGTCAACCGGGTACGGGCCAGTGAGGTCGGGTGCTGCAGGGTCTCCACGAACCAAGTCCGTAGAAGTCATCTTCGGAGAACCATCTCCGGTTGTGTCGCCGGTGTAGAACGTACGCTCTAGGCTATCGTCTTTGATAGGGCCACGAACGACATCAACGTAGTCATCCCATTCCAGCCAAATAGGATCGTCGTTGTTGTCGAACAGATGTATCGTGCGCGTCGAACGTCCAGAACCAACAGCCTGCGCCGTTAGTTTGTCTATAAAGGGTTGCGCGTCGCCGGATCCCAGGTCACAGTTCTCGGCAGTTACGGCTTCTCCAATTGGAAGTTTTACGGCAGAGATGCGCGGGCGCACACCTTTGAATAATTCTATCTTAAATCCCGCCATATGCCATCGTGTCCTTTGGTTGGCCGAAGTCGGCCTCAGAACGCGACTTGGCTTTTGCTATCGCTGCAGCATAGGCGCCTATGTAAAAGCCCGCCAGTTCGGGGTTCGACCAGTCTTTGCCTGGCTGTGCCATCAGCTGGCCCAGTATACCCGATTTTATCGCAGCTTCATGTTCGTAGTACAAAAAGTCGGACAGCCCATCGGCGCCTAACGTGGGTATGGGCGCAATGACTGCGCGAATCAGCAGCGACGTTGTCACTGTCGCGAGCGGGATTGGAACTATGCGGGCAATGCCGCCGTTCTCCATCGTCCACGATGACGGGGACGAACCGGTCTCAGCATGCCAATTCGGGTTCTGCCGGTCGAGCTCGTCGCGAGTCTTAAAGGGAATTTCCTGATCCCAATTTGCACCGAGCGAATCATAGAAAATAGTATCGACGCGCTTCACCACGGTTTTCACAGGAATGTCTGTGCCTACAACCGGGGACGGGGCTGCCGTCAAATTGATAGTCCAGTCCAGCCCGTTGTCGTACGTGTACTTCCACGCCTCTGACTCCCAGAAGAACTGGCGCCAAATCTGGAACAGCTTTGCCTGCAACACAGGCTCAGCGATACCTGGCAACTCGAGCCGACAGTCTTTGAGTACGGTGTCAACTGCTACGGCCATTACGGTGTCTCCGGCGGAATGTTCTGCTCAGGGCTAACGCGCCGCTCAGACTGCAATTTCTGTCCGAGGGCGAGGAGGAAATTGTTCCACAGCTCCTGCCTGTACTGCGTTGGCAGAGTGTCGCGCGACTCCTTCGTGAGCGCGCGGAATGTCACATACCCCTGATACGCTTCAAGATACTCGTCAGCCAGCGGTATTGTGTTGCCAACAGCCGTCAGGGCCGTGGGGACAGCTGAATACTGAATCTCAGCGTATGCTGTGCTGCTCGCTGCAGGATACAGGAAATAGACCTTTGGGCTACGCGGGTCATGAAGGTAGTGGTCGAAGAAATTCACAGACGCTGCCAAGGTCTTGACAGTGGTGTCGTGTTCCCAGTCCGGGTCGAAACTGTCCAGCACGTCCTTCTCACAATACCGGATCGCACCTTCTTGCGTCGTGCCATTGGACTCACTGACGTTGCGCACTGCCTTCAAAAACTTAATGCCCCCTGCTGGCAACGATTGGCGCGCTATGTTGTTAGTGATCGTTTCGATTGTTTCGACTACGTTCGCCTCAGGCACAATTGTAACGATCTGACGGGAGGCCGCGTTGACGTAATCAATCAACTCGGCGTCTGTCCAGCGGAAGTTGCCGCTATCTGTGTCATGGATCGTGAATCGAACCTCGTCGATTACGTCTTGTACCGTGGCGCTCATTCTTTACTCCACTGCTAAATCAATGTTCTCCTGCAATCGCTGGAATGCATCGGAGACCTCTGTTGCGGTCGCGCGGCGCAAATCCGGTGACATTTCTATAATGACCTTGGCGACTTTCGGCGTGTTGTCCGCCTTGTAGTCGCTCGGGTCATTCCGAGTCAGGATGCGAAGAATGGCTTGATCCAAAGCAGTTTCAAACTCGTCTTCGCCGTCTTCGTCATTGTCGCTTGTTTCGGCGGGGGCTACCACTACTTCTGTGGCTGTCACCGCGGGGGTGTCCTCGTCACATTCGCTGATCGCGCGTTGACGGGTCTCAGAAACAACCGCAGGCGGTACCCATACCGGTACATTGGCCTTGAAGGTTATGCAGTGTCCGGACGTAGAGTTGATTACTTGGTCGATCGGGGATTTCATCATAGGCATGACGTTTCTCCTCTTATTGACTTACGTGAAAATCCCCGGGGCCCTTACGGCCCCAGGGGTTGTTGGTGGAACG